TCCTACAAATATTGCAAAAATGTCCTTAGCATCTATTGCCCATAACGAAACAGAATTTTTTGGTATAGGAACAAAGACTGGAAATACAATATATCCAATAGTTAAATATGGAGATGTATATTCATACAAGTCAAAGAATCCATTTAGAATATATAGAGAATCTACTCCATACCTATATTTGACAGGAGACTCTGGAATATCATGCTTGGCTAATAGTGACGCAGCAGTAACAAAGGGCTTCTCAATTCCAATTAACTCTCAAAGATCTTCACAGTATATTCTCGGGGGTATTCAATTATGGCTAATGTACAATCAAAATGAAACTATGAACTATTCAAAGAAGATAGCAAAATTAGTTACACCAGATAAGAAGTTAGATATATATTTAATTCCAGAATCAGGAGGAAGTGCAAAGAGGGCATTTTTGAAAGCCTTTGACTCAGAGACTGGATATGAAGATATAACAATTGATTTTTATCAAAATGGAATACAAATTCAAAATCCAGTTATTAAGCCACTAATGTGGACATCCTTAGTTCTTTCCTTTGGGTCATCAATACCTTTAAATGGAATATCTGGACAATTAGAACTTTATAACGGAATGGTATACAACAACATTGCCTTCTATAAGAGATCATCACTGGTGCTTGGTCAAAGCATTAGTGAAAGAACTTGGCAGCAAGTAAAGACAACAGAGGGTGTTATTAATAACCAAATAGAACAAATAGATTTACAATGGGAAGATTGGTATAACACATTCTGGTTGGACTTACTAGAGAAAAGAACAACTTTAACTTATATTATTGACGGAGAAAGAATCTTTGGTGCTTATTTAGGTATTTCAAATTCAATTATTTCAGATTCTTCGATAGTAGAGTTAGAAGCAGAAGGACTAGATGTATTTTCTGACGTTGAATGGGATCAATTTGTTGGCAGACCAGTTTAATATGGTATACTTGTTGACATGAATCAAAAGAAACTTAAAAATAATGGTAAGCCTAGAATATCTATAGTAGAAAAAAAGTCAGACTGGGGTATTTATGTTTGGATGTGTAACTTTGATAACAAGCCCTACGGAGATGGAAATGGCAATATCATGAATATTCCAGGTAGGCCATACGACTTAGAGAAGATGGCAAAAATAAGAAAAGCAGCAGAACACTATGGAGCACCAGCAGGCAAGGTTATGTTTATGGCTGGGGTTAATAGAGTTACAGACGAAGAACACTCAGAACAGATAGACAGAATGAAATCAGGACTTATCCCAAGTGAAACAGATATAGGTGCTTGGATGGCAGCAGAAAAGGGATTTAAGAAACATGGAAGATAACGAAGCAATAGCAAGAATAGATCAATTAGATAAAGCAGAAAAAAAAGACAGAGTAGACTCTTTTGGAACCAGCGTTGAAATAGTAAAGTCATATGACGGAATGAGTCATAACTTTAAACGTAAAGCAGCAAGAATGCTAAACAAGGCATTCACTGGTGTAGATGATGCAAAATCAAAACAACTATTTCCAGAGCAAGACATGGTTACAGCATATGGTCTTTTTGACGTAGTTATTCCACCTTATAACCTAGACGAGTTAGCATATTTTTATGAAAACTCATTTGCAAACCACGCTGCCATCGCAGCAAAAGTGTCTAACATAGTTGGCCTTGGTTATGGATTTGAAATTACAGACGGAACAATGGCAAGACTTGAAGAAGCAGAGTCAGAAGAGTCATTGATGAGGGCACAAAGAAAAATTCAAAGAATTAAGTCTCAAGTAACTGACTGGTTAGAAAGTTTAAATGATGAAGATACATTTACACATGTATTAGAAAAAGTATACACAGATGTTGAAACAGTTGGAAACGGATACATAGAAATAGGACGTAAAGTAAATGGTGAAATTGGATACATTGGTCATATACCAGCAACCACAATTCGTGTACGCCGTATGCGTGATGGATATATTCAAATAGTAAATCAAAAGGTTGTTTACTTTAGAAACTTTCAAGGTAAAACAGCAAACCCTGTAACAAGCGATAATAGACCAAACGAACTAATTCATATTAAAAAGTATTCTCCAAAGAACTCATACTATGGAGTTCCAGATACAGTTTCAGCAGCAACCTCAATGGTTGGAAACGAATTAGCAGCAAAATATAACGTTGATTATTTTGAAAATAAAGCAGTTCCTAGATACATTGCTACCTTAAAAGGTGCAAAACTTAGTTCAGATGCAGAAGATAAGTTCTTTAGATTTATGCAATCAGGACTCAAAGGTCAAAACCACAGAACTCTTTATATACCACTTCCTGGAGATGGACCAGATAATAAGGTAGAGTTTAAGTTAGATCCTATTGAAAACGGAATTCAAGATGGATCGTTTGACAGGTATCGTAAGGCAAATCGTGACGATATCTTGATGGCTCACCAAGTTCCATATTCAAAAGTAGGTGGGGGTGCTGGGGTATCAATTGCCTCCGCATTGGTAGCAGACAGAACATTTAAAGAGCAAGTTGCTAGACCTTCTCAAAGAAATCTAGAAAAGACTATTAACAAGATTGTAAAAGAAAAGACTGATGTAGTAGTCCTCAAGTTTAACGAACTAACCCTGACAGATGAACAAACACAAAGTCAGATTGATGAAAGATACCTAAGAATGCAAGTATTGGTTCCAAATGAAGTTCGTGAAAGACTTGGCTATCCAGTTAGACCTGGAGGGTCAGATCCAATAGTTATGGGTGCTCAAGCAAGAGCAGAGCAAACAGCCCAGGCTACTGGAAATAGAAATAGAGATCAAGAAAGAACAAACAACGCATCAGACTCACCATCAACCAACTCTGGCAGAAATGCACAGGGCGAGGGTAGATCTCAACAATAGTTGTAAAGTTCCTATAAACACTGATTATAATAGAGGTAGTATGACTAATTTGCATAAAGCATTTTGGCACTCAGAGGACAACAGTATCAAGTTGTCAATGCCAATTGCTAAAGTCGATAAAGAGAAACGAATCGTTTCTGGTTTTGCAACCCTTGACAACGTTGACAAACAAGAGGATATAGTTCCTACTGACGTTAGCGTAAAAGCCTTTGAAAGATTCCGTGGCAACCTACGTGAAATGCACATGCCTATTGCAGTCGGCAGGGTAGTGTCATTTAAATCAGAACAGTTTTATAATAAAGAAGAAGATAAATTTTATAATGGAGTTTTCGTAAATGCATATATTTCTAAAGGTGCTCAGGATACTTGGGAAAAGGTTCTTGATGGTACTCTTTCTGGCTTTTCTATTGGTGGCAATATCAAAGATTCTGAACAAGTCTACGATGCCAAGATGGACAAGTCAATTCGTGTTATTAAAGACTATGACCTCCATGAACTCTCATTAGTAGACAATCCAGCCAATCAATTTGCAAACATTGTATCAATTGAGAAAATGGCTGACGGTCAAAATAAAATTGATGGTATTATTAGTAAGGTAGACCTTGAGAATGTTTATTGGTGTGAGTCAGACTCACTCATTAGATTATCTCAAGATGAATCTTCCTCATGTCCGTCTTGCGACAAAGGCATGAGCAATATTGGTTTCGTTGAATCAAACGATAACGAAAAGAATTCTGTGATTAAAGGCTTATTAGTATCGCAGAAAAATAGACTTGATGAAAAAGTAATCAAGTCTGACAATCCTATTAAGGAGGGGAATGAAATGGCAAATGAAAATGTAGAAGTTGCAAAGGCTGAAGAAGTTAAAGCAACAGAAGAAAACATTGTAAAGTCTGAGGGAACTGAAGAAGCAGCACCTGCAGAAGAAGCAGCACCTGCTGAAGAAGCAGCACCTGCTGAAGAAGCAGCACCTGCTGAAGAAGCAGCACCTGCTGAAGAAGCAGCACCTGCTGATGTAGACACAGTACAAGAATCTATTGATGAGGTTCAAAATACAGTCGCTTCAGCACTTGGAGACTTGGTAGCAACAGTAAAGTCACTAAATGACAAAATGTTAGAACTACAAAAAAGCATTGCATCCGCACAAGATGAAATTAAATCTGTAAAAGGCAATGTAGAAGAGTTTGGAAAGCGTGTTGACTCACTAGAAGATGACACTGCTGTCCGTAAATCTGGCGACCTAGGCGGGGTCGTTCAAGAAGAAAAAATAACAAAAAAAGCAATGTGGGGCGGGCGTTTCCTCAATACCGCTGACCTATATCGCTAATTCACTGGGAGGTGAAATATTATGGCAGAAAATGACATTTTAAATAAGGCTGCAAGTACAGGATCAATCGTTTCTGGAGGAATTGGTGGTGTAACACAACCAGTTGCTGGAGACCTTGGTGTATACGGTGCTACTACAAATGATGGTGGTATCTTATCTCCTGAACAATCACGCCAATTTATCGAATATATTTTCGAACAACAAGTACTAGCACGTGACGGACGCAGAGTAACAATGCGTTAGGCGAACGTGTAATTCGTGCTGCTGCACAAGCAGATCCCGCATTCACAAACGCTGGCGTTACATTCACAAAGGTTGAAATTTCAACAAAAAAGATTCGTCTTGATTGGGAAGTTTCAACAGAAGCACTAGAAGACAACCTTGAAGGTGCAGGATTGGAAGATCACTTAGTTCGTGTAATGACTCGTGCATTCGCAAACGATCTAGAAGACCTCGCAATCAATGGTACAGGAACTGGTTCAAACACATTCCTTAACATTCTAGAAGGTTTCACAACAAAAGAAAATCTAGGAGCAAGTGCAACATACGGCACAGACATCGAAGACCTACAAGCATTGGTATTAGCAATGCCACGTAAGTATCGTGCATCTCGTGCTAACATGAAGTTCTATGCTGATACAGAAACAGTATCTAACATCATCAACGGTCTTGGATCCTCAGGTAACTTAAACAGCGAAAGAATCGTTGAAAGAGTTATCGGTGGTACAGAACCACAAGTTGTTGGTGCACCAATCGCTTACCGTGTCTTAGGTCTTCCTCTATTGGAAGTTCCTTTGATGCCTGCAAACCGTGTTGTTTTGACATTCCCTGAAAATCGTATTTGGGGTTTCCAAAGAGACATCACAGTTCATCGTGAGTTCCAACCAAAGAAAGATACAGTAGAATATACAGTATTCTTACGCTTTGGTGTACAAATCGAAGAAACATCTGCAGTAGCAGTTGCACAAGGATAATATCCTTAACAACTAATTATAGAGGGGGGTAGAAATACCTCCCTCTTATTTATTTATTTATAAATGATATAATAATTTAGAGGTGCATTGATGGAACTTTTAAGATTAAATAACACAACTAGTTTGTCTGCATCTTTTTCTGGATTAACAGCAAGTTCACAATATACTATAGAATATGACGATTTAATAACTGGAAGTTCATACTCAGCAAGTGCTACAGCAAACGGTTCTGGGGTAGCATCATTTGCAATACCATCAAACTACATTACATATACAGGATCTTTGGCAGCGTCAGTTAAAAATACTTCTGGGGATGTAGTAAACATAACAAATATAGACATTGTAAGACCATACTCATCTATATCATCCCTTGCAACTGCTTTAAAAATTACAACAACTCAGGCTACTGAATATGAAAGATTGGCCAGATATATCATAGATGCCTATACAGGCGGATTCTCTTACATGAGAAAACAGAAAGAGTTTATAGGTGACAACTCAGATCAATTGATGATGGACGAAAGAATTCACAAACTTTATAAGATATATGAAAATGGAGAATTGATGTATGATGTTGATTCAAATACAAACGATTCTGATTTTAAAATACACAGACAATTAAATGCTATTGTTTTAGACATACCAGAAACTAACAGAGCCAACTATTCAAAGGTATGGAGAGATAGATTTCTTGATGTAGAATTTTATGATGGATACGAATATTTGGTAGACGGAGACTTTGGCTATGTAGTTATTCCTCAAGATATTCAAGATGCCTCAGAACTATTAGTACAAGATATAGCAAGCGATAACTTAAAGTATGTAAATAAATATATAGAGTCATTTGATAATGACGATTTCAAGATTCAATTTTCAAAGGGCTATGCTAAAAATAGCACAGGAAATCTTACCGTAGACCGAATCTTGGAGAGATATCAGAAGCCAATTCGCCCTGGAGTGTTGTAATGCTTCCTACCTCTAGTCTAAAAAGTTTGTTTTATCCAATGACTGCAGAAATTTATTATTCAGAAAATAAGCAAGACGCACTTGGGGTAATTCAAAAATCTTGGGTATATGATAGAACAGTTAAATGTTCAGTAATATCAACTATGTCAGATAGAACACTTACAAGTGAAATTAAGAATAACTCATCAAACTTTTCATATAATTCAGATCTATTATTTAGAGTTGGAGAAAATGTACAAGAAAAGAAGAATGGAACGATATATCCAATAACTGAAATATTGATAACAAATGTAAAAGACCCTTCTGGACTATTGGTATTTAAAGAAAAAGGCAATATCCCAACTCAATATGAATTAAAGACTTTTGTTACATCATACGATGGAGACCATCTAGTAGCATTCTGGCGAGGGTATATATCAAGATCAACTAAGCAAAATGAGGTTATCTACTAATGCTTACTGTAAAGTTTGATACAAAACAACTGTCTAAAACTATAAACAATATTATTCAATATTCTGATGGATTTATAACTGAAACAAAACAAAGCAAACAAAAGATAGCAAACAAACTTGCTGTTACAAGTATAAACTCGTTCTATGACTACTTAGACGGCTTGGCTAGAATGCATCCAACAATACTTCATCACGTATATGAATGGGGAGAAGTTGGAAACCCAATGCAAAGACTTTATGAATTAAACATGTCCATATCTAGTTCTGGTGCAACTATTGGTGCTGAGTTTTTAGAATCAAATAGCATACCAGCAAACGGAACTGAGCCATTCTACAACAAGGCAGAAGTTATGGAAAATGGAGAAACTGTAATAATAAATGAGAAAGACGCACAAGCACTTTTCTTTGAAATAGACGGAGAAGAGTTCTTTAGAAAAGGACCTATTGTTATTGCTAACCCTGGAGGAGAGGCAGTAAGAGGATCTTTTGTGACAGCATTTAATGAATTCTACACATCATACTTTAGTGAGATATACCTAAAGTCAATTAATTTTTATAAGCACTTATCAAAGCCATCTCAATATTCAAGAAACATTAGGTCTGCGGTAAAGAGTGGCAATGCTAGATCTGCAGGAAAGAATGCAGCATTACAATGGATTAGTACACTACCTGGAGATGATGCAATTGACTCTTAATTCAGCCAGCGTTGCCTTTAGAGCATCGATAGAACATCCAACATTTAACATAATTAACTTTGCATATGAAGAACTTTTAAAGATGCCAGAGTTTGAACATTTCAATAACATAGTAGATGATAACGGACAAAGATATTCTCCAATATATCCATCTAGTTTATATCAGGCTGGGGCAGTTGGATTAACTTACCTAGACCCAATGACTAACCCAGAGATGGTTTCTATAGTTTATGATGACTTTATAAAATCAAGATCTGGGGGTATGAAATACTTCTATCCTATTAAATCAATACAAGCAAGAGTAAAGATTAGTACAAATGATATTGGAAGAACTATATTATTGAGAAATAGATTTGTAGAAATTATAGATAGAGAAGATGCCGCAGCAGAAGAGGTAAATGCTTGGTATGCAGAAAAGTACCCATTGGCTAACAATGACACCTCTAGAAGGCTTTCTTTTCACTGTATAAATGCATATCAAACCGCCTATATGGCAGATGCTACAAATATGGACGATCAAAGAAACGTATTTTCTGGAGACATAATAATCAAAGCAGACTACCACATAAACGGTAGTTATAATTAGTATTGAGGATACGCCCCCACTATTAATATATAGAGGAGGTAAGACAATATGGCATATACACGTGGTAATTCAAAACAAATTATCGTAGGTGCAGCAGCATTATTTATCGCTGATGATTCCCTAGAATACTACTCAAGTGCTTCCGCATATAAGTTTTCATCTGCAAGTGCAAATGGTTTACCAGCATTCGCAAATGGAACTTCATTTAAAGAAACACTTTCATCTGGAACAGGTGACGCAGCATATTGGACAAACGTAGGCTACACAATGAATGGTTTGGAATTACAATTCCAACCAGACTTTGGTGAAGTTCAAGTTGATCAATTGCTTGACGTTGCTCGTCTATACAAACAAGGCATGTCAGTAAGTCTTGTAACAGCATTTGCTGAAGCAACACTTGACAACTTAGTAACAGCAATTGCTGCTAAGGACGCTGACTTGACAACTTCAGGATCAACCAACACACTAGAACTAAAATCTGGTGACATCGGTGACGTTCCTGTAGAACGTGCCCTTGCTGCAGTAGGTCCAGGAACTGGTGACCCACAAGTCACTAAGGAACGTGTTTACATTGCAAACCGTGCACTTTCAATCGAAAATGTTACAGTTTCAGCAAAGCGTGACACACCTTCAATGTTCGAAGTAACTTTCCGTTTACTTTCAGCATCTAATGGATCATACGGTAGAATCGTAGATCGCACACTGTAAAATCATAAACACTGAGCCCACTCTTCAATTTCGAAGGGTGGGTTTTGTGCTATAATTTTTAATAGAGTCTTAAGGAGGCTTATTAGATGGCTACAAGTGTTTATGAAATTGTAGAAATTGAATTACAAGACGGAACAAAAGTAGAGATGAAACCACTTAAAATTAAAGTTTTAAGAGATTTCATGAAAGAGTTTCAAAAAATTTCTGATGAAAAAATAGCAGGAGATAATATCAAATCTATGGATCTTCTACTGGATTGTGCAGTTATCGCAATGAAACAATACAGCCCAGATTTGGCAACAAAAGAAAAATTAGAAGATATTGTAGATTTACCAACTGTTTACAAGATCATAGAGGTTGCTGCAGGTATTAAGTTGAACGACCCAAACCTACTAGCGGCGGCTCTAAATGGGGAGAACTAGATCTAGTTGAGTTAGAATCCAAAGTCTTTCTTCTTGGTTTTTGGAAGAATTACGAGGAATTGGAGGAGTCAATATCAATGCCAGAGTTAGTTGAAATACTAAAAGCAAAGAGCAAAGAAGATTATGAGAATAAAAAATTCTTTGCAGCAATGCAAGGTGTAGATATAGACAAAGATAGTAAGGATGGCCAGGATGCTTGGGAAAGAATAAAAGCAAAAGCATTCAGTGGTGGAAATACTTCAAATCCAAACGACATAGTTTCTCTAAGTGGTGCTGCCGCTAAAAGAGCGGGATTTGGAATAGGCGAAGGCCTAGATTACGAGGTGATTGACTAGTGGCCGAGGTCATTAAAACTGTTATAGATGTTGAACTCAACACTGGTCAATTCTCTTCTGAATTAAGAGCACTTCAACAACAAATCAATGCATTTAATTTAACTCTTAATAAATCACAAGCAGTTCAAGGTCAGGCTTCCAAGTTATGGGCTGACAATTTAGCACAAGTTATAAATCGAACTGGATACTTCAAAGCAGAACTGACTAAGATTCAAACATCTGCTGCAGCCTTAGATTCCACACTTAAAAAGGGTCAGGCTACATTAGGTCAATTCTTTAGTGCAGCATTCAATAAGCGTGGTGCAATGGCCGCAGAGGTCTTTGCATTGGCATCAGAACGTGCAAGAACAATGCAAACCCAGTTTATCGCAACTGGTAAAGCAGCCAAGGGTATGCAAGAAGTTCTTGCTATAAGACCATTAACTGCCTTTTCATCTGAAATATCTATAGCAAGTCAAAGAATGCAAATTTTAGGTTCCATGTTTAAACAAGGAACAACTCAACTTATTAATTTTGGTAAGAATGTTCAATGGGCTGGTCGTCAACTTATGGTAGGTTTCACAGTCCCTCTTACAATATTTGGAACAACAGCAGGTAGAGTATTTATGGATCTTGAAAAGCAAGTTGTATCCTTTAAAAAAGTTTACGGAGATCTATTTACAACTCCAGCAGAATTAAATGCAAACCTAGAGGCAGTAAAAGGTTTAGCAGCAGAATATACTAAATATGGAATAGCGGTTAAAGACACAGTGGCACTTGCTGCTCAGGCCGCTGCAGCAGGTAGACAAAATGGAGAATTGACTGATGCAGTAAGGGAATCTACAAGACTAGCAACACTTGGCCAGATGGATCAAAATTCAGCACTAGAAACTACAATAGCACTTCAAAGTGCATTTAAGTTAAGTGGACAAGATTTGTCAGACACAATTAATTTCTTGAATATGGTTGAAAACCAAACAGTAGTAAGTCTACAAGATATTGCAGCCGCAATTCCTAGAGTTGCACCAGTAGTACAAGGTCTTGGTGGAGACGTAAAAGATTTAACAGTATTTTTAGCAGCAATGCAAGAAGGTGGAGTTACTGCAGAACAAGGTGCTAACGCATTAAAATCAGGTCTTGCATCTTTAATTAACCCTACCAAATCAGCAACAGAATTCCTAGGAAAGTTTGGGGTAAATCTAGACTATATTGTTCAGCAAAATAAAGGTGACCTAATGGGAACCGTTATGGATTTTTCTAGAGCCCTACAAACACTAGATGAATTTTCTAAGCAACAAGCATTAGAAACAGTATTTGGAAAGTTTCAATATGCAAGAATGGCTCCATTATTTGACAATATAGTAAGACAAGGATCTCAGGCAAGCCAAGTTATGGACACAATGGCTTTCTCAGCATCAGAACTAGCATCAACAGCAGATAAAGAGTTAAAAACAATAGAAGACTCTTTTGGGGTTCAATTAACAGCATCTATAGAAAGATTTAAACTTGCGATAGCCCCTATCGGTGAACTTTTTGTAAAGATGGCAATTCCAGTAGTTAATATGTTAACCAAGATAGCAGATTGGTTTAATGGTCTTCCAGACAATGTTAAAAGTTTTGGTGCAATAGCAACAGTCATAACTGGATTAATTGTTCCAGCAGCAACTATGATGTTTGGTTTGTTTATGAACTTAGTTGGAACATTGGCAAAGATGAGTCAGGGAATAGTAGTATTTGGAGCAACTTGGAAAAGTAGTGGTTTACTAGCAGCATTTCAAACACTAACTCAGTCTTCTAAATATTTAAGTCTTTCAGAAATAGATGCAGCAAATGCAGCAAGGCAATTAGGAACTGCAACAGAGATTGCTAATCGTGCAATATTAGAACAGGCTGCAACACAGAACTCATCAAGAGTAGCAATTGATGCTTATACAAATGCTCTATTAAGGCAGGCTGCAGCACAAAAAGAAGCAGCACTGTTAAACCCAACAATGTTTGCAAGAGGTGCTGGTGCAGCAGGACTAGCAAAGAATGTTATTAAAAGATCTACAGGTGGTATAGTTCCAGGATCTGGTAATACCGATACCGTTCCAGCAATGCTTACTGGAGGAGAATTTGTAGTTAATAAACAATCAACCAAAGAAAACATGGGACTACTTAAGGCAATCAATAACGGATATAACGCTGGCGGGGTAGTTAAAAATTCTAGAAATGCATATGGATATCCACCATCAGATGATGAATTAATGAAAGCAATAAAAGCAATAATGGACGATCCAGAAAGATGGTCTACAAATGCTAGAGGATTTCAAGCAATAGAAGATAGAAAGTCTTATAAGGTATTTAAAGAGGCAATTGATTACATAGATAGAGAAGATCCTAAAAAAGGTAAAAAATTTGTTGATGAACTATTAGAAAAGGCAAGTAAAAAGAAGAGTGGAAGAATAGGATCAAAAGAAATCTATAGTATTTTTGAATCAAATTTTAAAGATGCTAAAAAACAAGGTTTTGATATAAGAAAGAAAGGCGGAGTGTTGCATGCATCACATACAACCGCTGCAAGAAAAGGCATACTTGAAGAAGATGTATTTGATGGAAAAATGGGATTCAAAGCAGGAACTCCAGTAAAATACTTAAAGAATAGAGTTATGGACTTGCCTGATCATATGAATCAAGCACTTAAACCAGGAAACTATGGCGTAAGAGCATCTGACCTAAGTGATCATATTAAATTAAATGGTAATAAAGTATTTGCTACACAGAGTGCTCAGTTAAGTAGGTTCTTATCTACCCTACAACCAGCACAAATTGGTGCAGTATTTGATAAAGAATATGACAATATTGTTGATAAAATTATAAAAAATTTAACTACAGAGTTAGATAAAAATCCAAACTTAATGATAACCGATGAAATTTTTGAACCTATTGTTACAAAAGCATATGAACCACTTAGAAACTCATCAATACCTTTACTAAAAGAATTTGATGATTTATTAAATACAGAAAATATTCTTAGATTAGGTGATACAGAGGATATTGCAAAAAGGGTAAAAGCATTAGGAGGAACTCCTGTAACTAGTGCAGTTGGTGGAAAGCAACCAAAACTTGCTAACTATGAACAGTTGTTAAAATTAATGGGAGTACCAGATAATGAAATTTCTAAATATTTACAATATGCAGATGATGGTAATGGCACTAGAGCAAGAGAAGCACAACTAAAAATATCAAAAAGTGCAAAAGCACAAGCAGTTTTTTATGAAGCAGCAAGAAATTTAAAAAAACGAATAAAACTTAATAAGGGTGGATTAGCAAGCACAGGTAAAGACACAGTTCCAGCAATGCTTACACCTGGAGAATTTGTAATTAATAAAAAATCAGCACAAGCAAATATGCCTTTGTTAAATGCTATTAATAATGGACAAAGATTAAATAAGGGTGGAATGGTTAAGGGTGGAGTGTTATATGCAAACGATGGAACACCTGGTGGAGTTCCAAATATTAAATTTACTGATTTTGGAATAAAAGTTCCAAGCGGACCATCATCTCCATATACAGGAAGTAGTCAAGCAGCGTTTGCACCTTCACCATCAAAGGGTGGAATG